AATCAGATTAAAGGCAAACAGAACCGAGCACCGAAAGAAGAGTACTTGCCATTTGTGCAAGACTTTGTGAGGGGTGGTAAATGGTCTGATGTGCGAGACTTCCAGAACACAGGGCTAATTCGTGAAGGCGATCAGATCATGACGCCTGCTGAACACGCAGACTGGTTGCTTAAAGAGTTGGGAGCAGATACTTACAACGAGCTTGGACTAGGCGCCAAGATTCCACCAGCCGCAGGCATGAAGCGTGGAGGCAAGGTCTCCATCTCTAACAACCCAGACACCATGATGCTCGAGGTGAACAACCAGAAGATGAAGAACGGCGTCCCTGCCTATGGTGCAGGCAAGGCTGTGACCAAGATGGGTCTTAAAGCCGCCAAGAACGAAGTGCCTCGGCTATCCATGCAGTTTGGCAACGACCTGCCGATCAACATGAACACCGCTGAAGTCGAGAACTTGGCAAGGCGCTTCCCTGAGCCTACGGTTGATCGTGTGAACATGGCGCACAAAGACGTGCTCAAGCGCACACCAGAGCTTCAGGAAGCCGCCGCACGTATCGAGGCTGGTGACATATCAGCCGATGAGTATGCGCGCCTTGTACAGCGTTATAAGCCCGTTACGCCCTATGAGTCAGTCCCAGCGCCAGCCAGCCGTGAGGAGATTCTCGCCGCTCTGTCCAAAACCAGCCGCGAAGCTGAGGGTCTGCCGCGCAAGGAGACGTACTTTGGCAAGCCATCCTCAACGCTGAAGGAAGGCGACCCTGTTGGTCTGCGCTTAGACATCCCGTCCTACAACCAAGCGAACACTTGGGTCGTTACGGCGCACGGCCCCCGCAAGAGCCCAGTCTCTGGTGGTGCAGGCACACGCATTGGTTACGAGCCTGTTGCCATGGCGACCGACGTTGACTTTAGCGTCAGCCCCAAGGCGGCGTTAGGTATTGCCAAGGGCGCTGAGAAGAACACCATCGCCACCATGGAAGGCAAGTGGAAGCCCACAAGCTCCGACGAGGCGTTCACGTTGGCTAAGCAGTACCTGAAGAACCCAGAGTGGCGTCAGGTTGGCATGGATCCAGAGCGTCACAGCTTCTTCTATGACCGCGAGACCATGGCGCCTGTTGTCAATGCTGAAGAGGTCATCCAGATCGGCCCCCTCGTGCTGGCAAAGAACCCCAAGTTTGGCAAGCTGGAAGACTTCAAGTACGCCAGTGGCGGCTTGGCTCACATGAAGGAGGGCGGCTCTGAGGACGACGCTAAGCCCTACTTCGGTGGAGCTGGCACAAAGAAGTACGCCGCCGCTAAGAAACGCGCCGAGCAGGCTGACGTAAACACACTGAAGGATCCTCGCACCTACGCCGCTGTAGCTGGCTTGATGGGTGAACGTCCAGATGAGATGGGCTTCAGTGTTCTGCACCCTGACTACCAAGCAATTAAAGACGTGGCTGAGCCTGCTTTTGGGCTAGGCATAGCCGCACAAGCCTACCCAATGCTTGGCCCTTTGACCAAGGGGTTGCCTGTTGGGGCTAGCGTTAAGAGCGTGTCGCCCTTAGAGTCGTCAGGCGTTTTTACCAGCGCCATGGCAAAAGCAGATGCCGAGCGCGCACTGCCTTTGGTATTGCCTCGTGCCATGCCAAAATCCTTGGATGAAATCAACTCCCATGCAGAGCGTGTTGCGCGTCAGATGATGGGTGAGCACGTTACCAGTGGAAAAGCTGGCGACACCAAGAACCTTGCGGGTCGATCCATGAAGGAAAGCCAGCGCGTCAAAGCTCTTGATTATGAGCTGACACCTACCAAGGCGGTTCCAGAGTCTCAGGTGTATCAGCCGCAGATTGGCGACATCAATGTGGCGTTGCCGGGTGACTTCACCCTTTCTGACGTTGAGCTAAAGAGCTTGATGGGTGAGGCAATAGGTTCACGCCAAGAGGGCGGCTCACGCTATGGGCTTGGACACATGAAGGCTAAGACGCCTTTGTTTTATGCTTCCAACGAAGTCCCAGCTCAAGCGGTGCAAAACAAAGCGACTGACTTGTCAAACCTGTTTGGTTCTGAGCGCATCATTGGACAACACATGGCGATGGGGCCAATAGCTACAAACTTTGCTCAGCACTTTGCTGATGCCAACTTGCGCTATATCGATTACAGCAAGCTCACGCCTGAGAACATGTATATGTTTGACAAGTTAATGGCTAAGGGCTTTGAGATTACTAAGAAGAACCCTAAGACTGGCGAAATAATTGTCAAAGTTGTGGACTTCCCGCAGTGGCCCGGCATTGCAAACCCGCAAGCCGCCTACAAAGCCATGCAGAAGTACCCAGAGATGCGCAAGTACTTCAACAAGGTCATGCAGACGCCAAGCATCACTGAGCCTTTGAATTTACCTAATGGACTTGATGTTCGCTACGCAATCACCAGCCCAGACTTGCGCGACATGGAAGTGAACCTGACTGGACATGGTGTTGGTCAATTGGTTCCAAATGCACCACTGACTGACACTGCAAAACACAAGACATACAGCAAGGGCATTCCCGGCATGTACTTGGGTCACCAAGAGGTTCTTACACCTTTTGCCATCTCATACCCTGATGCCGCTCAGCACATCATTACGCATCAGCGTCCACAGGACTTCACTGGCACAATTCAAAAGGTGTTCCCACACCAGCGCGTTGACCAGCAGTTTATGGATGAAGTGGGAGCCTATCGCAGACGCATCAAAGAGCTTACTGGTAGAAAGAAGGGCGGAGCCGTCAAGAAAGAAGGCGGAGCAATCCAAAAGCCAGCCGCCAAGATTGATGGCAACGAGTTCGTCCTAGCCGCCCAGAAGTACGGGATCAAGGACAGCATGAACAACCTGAACAAGATCGTAGACCTTGTCAACAAGGGCTTGTCAGTGGATGATGCGGCACGTCAAGTAGCTGACACTGGTATGCATAAAGCCGCTGGTGGAGCAATAAGTGGCGATGATCTGATCCTTGAAGAGAGACCGCTATGACTATCATTGGAGCACTGAGAGCCGCTAAGGCGGGTGAGAAGGTCAGGAAGACTGCACCTTTCTACTCCGCGGTGGATGAGGCGCTTGCTAACTTAAAACGCAACAAAGGTACAGGCGCCGAGTTTTTTTCTGAGCTTAAAAATACAAAAAATATTAAACCTGTTGAGTTGTCTGATCGTAAGCTTGAAGAAGCCTTTAAAGCCAAGGGCAAGATGACCAAGGAAGAGGCTCAGCAAGTCCTAGCTGACAACCCGCCTCCAAAGGTTCAAGAGCGTATTCTTGAAGACATTGATGGCGATGAGCGTAGAAGGCTTCTTGATGACAAGATGGAGATTTATGGGTACGACAACTATCGTGAAGTGCCTCATCGAGTATTGCGTGAATGGAATGCAGAGATTGATGCTGAAGCCGCAAAGTATGCCGACGACGATTACAGAACTCAGGGCGGTAGCAATTACCGCGAGATGCTACTGAAGTTGCCTCAGTCTTATACCGAAAAAGACTTTCATCGTTTGTTGATGCTAGAGGCTGAACAGCGACGTGGTGACCTAACCCCTGCGCAAAGTAAAGAGATGGCAGAATTGCAGGCGAAGAAGCAAACAGCCGCATCCAACTACCAATCTGGTCACTGGGACGATGCCAACGTGCTGGCGCACATGCGTGTGCAGGATAGGTTGATTGCCCAGCCCCCACAGAAGGGCTTCTACGTTGTCAACAAGACGTCTGGTAGACAGTCAGCCATGTTTGACACACCTGAAGAGTTGCAGGCTTATGTTGAGACTTTGCCTGAAAGCATACGCAACAACGTGACCATGGCTCAAGGTGAACGCAAGGTTCCGCCAAGGAAGGTGTTGCAAGTCGAGGAGATCCAATCTGATTGGCATCAAGCTGGACGAAAAAAAGGTTACGCATCTGAGGAAAATCCAATGCGTATGACTGGCGAGGCTATACCTCTTGGCGACAACACCTACGGGGTGAAGTGGCAGGATGGCTCTGTAGATACGCTTGGTTACGGAAAACACCATGCGGAAACAATTGCTCAAGAAGGCAAGCTGACTGGGGTTGTTCCTGACGCTCCTTTCAAAAAGAATTGGCATGAGCTGGCAATGAAGCGTCTGCTGAACTATGCCGCTGAAAAGGGTTATGACGGTATAGCGATAACGCCCGGCGCGGAGCACTTCAAGCGCTACGGTAGTGAGCGCATTGATTGGAAGAAGGGCGATGACGGCTGGATTGTTGGAGCTAAGGAGCAGACTGGCGGACGCCATGAAGGTCGAGACCTTGAAGAGATTGCCCGTGATCGAGGCATCCTGCTTGAGCGAAGCGGTGACCAAGTCAAGTCTAAGGAAGACCTGCACCGCATTGTCAACACAGTATTGAATCGTGAAAACAACCCAGATCAGGTCAACAAGTTAACGAACCGCATTTGGGATCGTATGCAGACTGAAGCTGAAGGTACGTCCCTGCCCCGCAAGGAGGGCATGGAGGGCTTCTACGACAAGATGCTGACCGACTACCTGAATAGCTATGGTAGAGACTACGGCGCTCAAGTTCAGATGCGTCAGGTTGCGGCTACGCCTGAAGCCATGGAGAAGAAGTTCAACCTTAATCCTGACAATTTGCCTGACATGAACGCAGAACAGGCTAGTGACTACAGCAAGATCCTACAAGGGTTTGGCAACACACAACTGTCTGACGTTCACTACTTCCCAATCACTCAACCAATGCGTGAGTCCATCAAGCAGAAGGGTCTACCCCTGTACCAACAGGTTGGCATCCCAACTGCTGGCGCTGGTGCGGCTTCTCAGATGCTTGAGCCTGAAGAAGAGCCGCAGTATGGCACAGGTGGTGCTATTGCCAAGATGGCACTCAAAGCCGCGCCACAGGTTGTCAAGCCAAGCACTCTGACGGAGCTAAAGAAGGTTGTCCAGCAAGAGAAGGGTGGCTACGGCGCAAGGCGTATAGAACGTGCGGCTGACGAAGTCCCTAACCTTGAGAAGCTATACAAAGAGCAAGCGCTCAAAGAAGCTTTTCTTGGCGACAATGCAAAAGCTTTGATGACCATGAACCCTGCGGATTTTGAAAAGTACGCCGCAAAGCTGTTACCGCGAAACGTCTCCGTGCCGGGCGTCATGGGTGACAAGATGCGACAGTCAACCGAAGACTATGTAAAGTATTTACGAGAACTTCCTGAAGGTTTTAACGAGGCGCCGTATCTTCTGATTAACAAAGAAGAGTTTGGTTTACCTTTGATTCCATACGTTACAGGGCACGAAGGTCGCCACCGCAACAGGGCATTGACCACCCAAGGCGAAAAATCAAATTTAGTTCGTTTTGTACCAAGTTTTGAATTGCGTGAGCCATTACCACGCCGCTCACAAGAAGAGTACATTGAAGGTCTAAAGCAAGAGTTGCAAATGACTGGCAACCAAGTTATGCCAGAAAAATACTGGGATGATTCGTTGCCTAAAAATTTATTGATTCAACGCCCACCAATACAACTGCCTGACATCTACGCTAAAGGTGGAGCAGTTAAACCAAAAGTTAAAGACTCGAAAAGCGGCAAGGTTAGAATGACTGAGAACCGCGATACTATGTTCATGGAACTGAGCAACAAGAAGCTCAAAAGGAAATAAGCTATGGCGACACAATTCCCACAAGATCCTAACGCGGGTCGTTTTATCGATGGGTTAAAAGATCAGCAGGTAGAGGCTGACGAAGGCATTGAATACGAGATGCCCCCAGAAGATGCTGAGGTTGAAGAGTTGCCAGACGGCTCTGCCATTGTTCACATGGAGAGCAAGGGGCCCATGGAGGACGAGGACTTCTACGCCAACTTGGCAGAAGAGATCTCCCCCTATGACCTGAACAAGATTGCCCTGCGCTACATGGACTTGGTCGAGAACGACAAGAAGTCTCGAGAGGAGCGCGACAAGAAGTACGAAGAGGGTTTGAAGCGTACAGGCATGGGGAATGATGCCCCGGGCGGTGCTACGTTCATGGGCGCCAGCAAGGTCGTTCACCCTGTCATGGCTGAAGCCTGCGTGGACTTCGCCTCCCGCGCCATCAAAGAGATGTTCCCACCAGACGGCCCCACCCGCACCAAGATTCTTGGCGACGTGGATGAAGCCAAGATCCAGAAGGCTGAGCGCAAGCGCGACTACATGAACTGGCAGTTGACTGAGCAGATCGAAGAGTTCCGCGACGAGCAGGAGCAGATGCTGACTCAGCTCCCCTTGGGCGGTTCACAGTACATGAAGCTGTGGTACGACGACAAGAAGAAGCGTCCCTGCGCCGAGTTCATGCCCATCGACAACATCCTGTTGCCCTTTGCCGCCGCGAACTTCTACACCGCTCAACGTGTCACTGAGATGCAGACCATTACCGAGTGGGAGTTCAAGAATCGCATTCGCTCAGGTCTGTACCGTGACATCGACTTGGTTCGCGTAAGCGCTGAGCCAGAGGAAACCCACTCTGAGAAAGCCAACAACAAGATCGAAGGTCGCAAATGGGACGACAACGAGGATGGTCTGCGTAAGGTCTATCACATCTACACATGGCTCGAGCTAGAGGACGATCCCCTGACCAATGGTGAGTCAGCCCCCTACATCCTAATGGTTGACGAGCACGAGAACGAGTGCGTTGGTCTGTACCGTAACTGGGAAGAGGGTGACGAGACACAGACCAAACTGGATTGGCTGGTCGAGTTCAAGTTCATCCCATGGCGTGGTGCGTACGCTATCGGCTTGCCACAGCTCATTGGTGGCCTCTCCGCGGCTCTTACAGGCTCTCTACGCGCTTTGTTGGACTCTGCCCATATCAACAATGCGGCAACCATGCTAAAGCTCAAGGGAGCGAAGATCTCGGGTCAGTCCCAACAGGTGGACGTGACGCAGGTTTGTGAGATCGAGGGAGCCCCCGGTGTTGACGACATCCGCAAGATTGCCATGCCCATGCCGTTTAACCCACCCTCAGAGGTCTTATTCAAGCTTCTGGGCTGGTTAGACGGTGCGGCTAAGGGGGTAGTGACCACCGCAGAGGAAAAGATCGCTGACGTGAACTCCAACACCCCTGTTGGAACCACCCAAGCTTTGATCGAGCAGGGCGCCGCAGTGTTCTCCGCCATCCACTCACGCCTGCATGACAGCCAAGGTCGCGTCCTCAAGATCCTTGGTCGCCTGAACCGTTGGTACTTGGAAGAGCAACGCAAGGGTGAAGTGGTCGCTGACCTCGATATTCGCAAGGAAGACTTTGCTTCCAACACGGACGTGATCCCTGTTTCTGATCCGCACATCTTCTCTGAGACTCAGCGTATGGCGCAGAGCCAAGCGGTGATGCAGATCATGAAAGAGAACCCAGACCTGTTTAACCGCAAGGTCGTGGTGGAGCGGTTCTTGAAGCAGATCAAGGTGCCCGGGATCAACGAGATCATGAAAGACGTACCTTCTCCTGAGAAGCGTGACTCCGCCAATGAGAACGTCGCCATGATGCTCGGTCAAGCGGCGTTTGCTTACATGGAGCAAGACCACCTGTCTCACATCCAGAGCCACATGGACTTCTACAAAGACCCAATCTTTGGTTCAAACCCCATGGTTCAGCCGATTATTCTGCCCCAGATGGTCGAGCACCTGAAGCAACACATCTCCATGTGGTACTTGAACCGCATGAATGGCTACGTTGTGAAGACCTTGGGTCGCCAAGCTACGGACTACGACAATCCAAAGGTCACTCCAGAGGCGGACAAGCTCATGGCTATTGCCTCACAGCACGTTACCTTGGACACACAGAAGGTATTTGCGCAGGTTGTGCCTGAATTGCAAGCAATGATGCAGACAATGCAGAAGCTCAAGCAGGGTCAGACCCCTCCAATGACACCAGAAGCACAGGTTTTGCTCCAGACAAGCATGGCAGAGACCCAGCGCTTGACTGCAAAAGACCAAGCGGACAACCAATTGGCTGTTCAAAAGCTTCAAAACCAACAACAACTCGACGTTGCCAAGCTCACACAGAGCAAACAGCAGTTCGAGTCGGATCAACAGCTCGAAGTGGCGATGCAAACAGAGAAAAATCTCACACAAGAGCGCATAGAGTCTGCAAGATTGACGCGAGACGCGGCAAAACTGCAACAAGAGCAGGTAAAAACTGCAACCGAGCTTCAACGTGAAGCACAAACCTACTTAGGAGGCTGAAATGGCTACATCTAACCCTTACCACAACGAAGCAGTGCCCATGCACAAGCGTATTGCCGCTGGCGAAAAGCTTGATGGCTCGTCTTTGAAGACCTCTGGCAACACAGCGCCAGCCAAAAAACAAGGAGGCGCCCTATCGCAAGCTAAGAAAAAATAATGTTATTCAATTTGGGTGATCTGATCGGCGCAATCAAGGTGCGTCAAGCTGAAATAGCTTCTTCCCTAGCGGCTGGAAACGTCGCGTCATGGGAGGCGTACCAACGCACGGTCGGCACAAACTTGGGATTGCAGGAAACCCTCGATCTCATTAACAAAATGTTAAAGGACAAAGAAGAAGATGAGCGATAACCCCGAAGTGTTGGAAAACGCTGAAGTGAAGTGGGCATTCCCCGCTGTTAGCCCGGGTGCTAAGCCATTAGGTGGTCGAATTTTGGTGCAATTACGTCGCACAAAACAGAAAACGACAAGCGCAGGGATCATTTTGGTAGAAGAGACCAAAGAGACCGAGAAGTGGAACAACATGGTGGCAAAAGTCATCGAAGTTGGCCCTCTCGCATTCAAAAACCGTGACACCATGCAAGGCTGGCCTGAAGGCTCGTGGTGCGAGGTCGGTGATTACATCCGAGTCCCCAAATGGGGCGGAGATCGTTGGGAAGTTAAGGTTGAAGGACAGGACGATCACGAAGATCCAGCCCTGTTCATGATCCTGAATGACCACGAAATCATTGCCAAAGTCATTGGTGATCCCCTAGCTATGAAAGCATTCTTATGACCACAGAAAACGAACTTGACAAGATTGTTGTCACCGAGGAAGCAGACGGTTCAGCCGTTATTGACCTTCCTGACAGCATTGAATCCCCTGATGAACAGGAAGACGACCGCATGGCGGCTGGCGGCTCTGCTGACCAAGCTGACGACGACGTAATTCCTGAAGACGAGACTGAATACCAACGCGCACGTCGTGAAAAGCGTCGTGCCAAGCGGGATTTGGCTAAGAAGACAGGCGTAGAGAAGGACATGAAACTCCAGCTCTTGGAACGCAAGAACCAAGAATTGATGGAGCGTTTGTCCGTTGTGGAGCGCAAAACCCACTCTGCTGACCTAGCCCGTATCGACAAGGCTATTGAAGACCAAGAACTTCGCTTGCAGTACGCCAAGATGAAGATCTCTGAGGCGGCAAGCGCTTCTGACGGTCACGCCATGGCAGAAGCCCAAGAGATGATGTACGAAGCCCGTCGCCAGATGGAAGCTTTGTCCAACTTCAAGAAGGCGGCTGTAGAGCCTCGCCAGTCCCAAGGAAACGTCCCAGATCCTCGCCTGCAACGCTTGGCGGCGAACTGGATGGAAAAGAATGATTGGTACGACCCGAACGCTCGGGACACCGATTCCAAGATTGCAAAGCAAATTGACGAGACTCTGGTTTCAGAGGGTTGGGATCCAACCTCACCTGATTACTGGAATGAACTCGATAATCGCTTGCATAAGTACTTGCCACACAAGTACAATGACACCACGGACGTACGTTCGTCTACTAAGAGACCAAGGAGTGTTGTAACAAGTTCTGGTCGCGAAAGCGTCAACGGAAGCACCAACAGGAACACATTTGTACTGAAACCAGAACAAGTGCGCGCAATGAAGGATGCTGGCTTTTGGGATGATCCCGATAAGCGATCCAAGATGATTAAGCGATATGCGCAAGAAGCTCGAAACAACTCTTACTAAGGAAACAAGTATGACCGAATCACGTTTGAAAAAATCTCTGAACGCAGGTGGACGCAATGATCGCGCAAGCGAGGACGCCAGTCGCGCCGCTCCAGAAACAAAGTTCGTAAGCTCACAGGAACGTCGAAAGATGTGGAGTGATGAATGGAACCAATCAGCACTGCCAAAAGTACCAGAGATGCCGGGCTGGCACCTCATTTGGCTCTCAACCACCAACGCATACGACACCATTGATAAAAGGGTGCGACTTGGCTACATTCCCGTGAAAGCGGACGAAATGGCTGGGTTCGACAACTACAAAGTCAAAGCTGGCGAACACGTTGGGTACATATCATGCAACGAGATGTTGCTGTTCAAATTGCCCATGGATGTCTACCAAGACGTTATGGCGCAACTGCACTTCGAAGCTCCCCAAGAAGAGGCGGACAAAGTCCGTGTTCAGCTTGAGAACCTTCAAGGTCAGCGTGACAGTAGCGGCAAGTCGCTGGTACGGTTGGAAGGCGAAGGTATGGGTAGGTTTGACCAATCTCAATCTAATCGTGCCCCCATTTTTGAGGGCTAACTTCTAAGGAGTAAGACTATGTCTGCTACAAATGCTCCGTTCGGTTTGCGTCCTGCGTACCACCCCTCTGGGTTGGATCGCGCAACTGCGTTGGCTGACGGTATTCTCTCGACTTATTCGACCGACATCTTGAAGGGTCAGCCCGTCAAGTTGGCTACATCTGGAGTAATCCAAGTTGCCGCCGCTGGTGATGCGTTTGTTGGCGCATTCTCTGGTGTCGAATTCACTGACACAACTGGTCGTCGCCGCGTGTCGAACTACTGGCCTGCCTCCACGGCATACCAGACAGGTTCATGCGTTGCTTACTACTATGATGATCCCAACATCGTTTACGAAATCCAAGCTGATGGTTCATTAGCTCAGACTTCTGTAGGCGCTGAGTCGGATTTGAGTGCGACAACTGCTGGTTCAACGACCACTGGTTTGTCACAGTGCACCATTAGCACCTCGGTTGTTGCCGCTGGTTCTGGTGCTCAAATGCGAATCATCAATCTCGCTCCGTACCCCGGCAATGCTTGGGGAGACTCTTTCACTATCGTTCGCGCAACTGTGGCTAAGCATCAATATGCCCAGATCGCGTCTGGTGGTGGTTACCCCGTAGCTATCTAATAGGAGGACATGAATCATGGCCGCTCCAATGCGCAGTACCGACTTTCGTAGCATCGTCGAACCTATCTTGAATGAATGTTTCGACGGTGTCTACGACCAACGTGCCGATGAATGGTCTCGTGTTTTCACGGAACAAGAAGGCATCCCCCGCAACTACCACGAAGAACCCGTCTTGTACGGTTTCGGCGCGGCACCTCAGTTGCCTGACGGCACTCCTGTGTCGTACCAACAAGGTGGTGTGTTGTTCTTGAAACGCTATGTGTACTCTGTGTACGGCTTGGCATTTGCTTTGACCAAAGTTTTGGTTGAAGACGGTGACCACATCCGTATCGGTCAGGTGTACGCACGTCACTTGGCTCAGTCATTGATTGAGACCAAAGAGACATTGTCTGCTAACGTGTTGAACAACGCCTTCACAGGTGGTGCTACAGCAGGTGGCGACGGCGTTGCTTTGATCAGCACTGCTCACCCAATCGTGAACGGTACATTCAGCAACCAATTGGCTACAGCCGCCAATCTGTCACAGACATCGCTTGAGCAGATGTTGATCCAGATTCGTCAAGCTGTGGACAACAACGGTAAGAAGATTCGCCTTGTGCCCCGCCAATTGGTGGTCGCCCCCGGCAACGTCTTCCAAGCTGAAGTTCTCCTGAAATCCGTCTTGCGCGCAGGTAATGCAAACAACGACATCAACCCTGTCAAGTCCATCGGTTTGTTGGACGAAGGCGCGGCTGTTTTGTCACGTTTGACCAATGCGTCAGCATTCTGGGTACAGACCGACGCTCCTGAAGGCATGAAGCTGATGATGCGTCGTAAGCTCGAGAAGACCATGGAAGGCGACTTCGAAACTGACTCTATGCGCTACAAAGCGACAGAGCGTTACGACGTTGGCTTCACTGATCCTCGTGCGATGTACGGCACTGCTGGCGTCTAAAACCAAGTGGGGGGTTCGCCCCCCGCGCTTTAAGGAGAAAAGACAATGGCACAAACCTATTTTGGTTCTACCCTGCGCGCTGGTTCTGGCACATTGACTGACACCACTGACGGCGGTTTCGTCGTTATGTCTCAGACAACTACTGTCACAACCGCCGCCGCAGGCACCGCTACGAGCGCAACTCTGACTCTCCCTGCTTCCTCACAAATTATCAGCTTTTTTGCCGATATGGTTGTGAACGAAGCAGTGGGTGGCGGTACAGCTACAGCAATTGCAATGACCGTTGGCACAGCCGCCGCAGGCACACAATACGTGTCTTCGACTGATGTGTTTGCTGGTGGTCGCATTGCCCTAACCTTTACAGCCGCTCAGTTGCTCGCAATGAGCGACATTGGTAGCAATACCTCTGTTGTTGTTACGCTTGACCCTGATGGCACGATCAGCACAACTCAAGGCGTTATTCGCCTGACGGTTGTGTATGCTCAGAAAGTTTAAGGAGCACGATCATGGGTCAATTCAAGCCAATGGTCAAAATGGAGACCACAGAGCCTTCTATTGAGTTAAAGCTCAAAAAAGGCGGATCCGTGAAGAAGGCTATGGGTGGCGGCATGATGGGTGCGCCCATGGATGCTTCTATGGCATCTTCAGGCCCTGCTCGCGGTGGCATGATGCCCGTTGCTCGTCCTAAGCGTCCTACTATGGCGGCACGTCGTGCGGCTATGATGGGCATGAAGGGTATGCAAGGCGGCATGAAAGAAGGCGGCGAGTCTAAGGCTACGCACAAGGCTGAAATGTCGAAGATGAAGGGTCTTGAAAAAGAGCTGAAGTCTCACGAAGATAAGCCTGCCAGCAAGGGTCATAAAGGTCTTGCTACTGGTGGCGTCTTGAAGTCGACGAAGCCCGGCAACTACGCCACAGGTGGTGTTGTGAACGGTCAAGGCGGCTACAAAAAGGGCGGTGCTATCGCCAAAAGCGGCGTGATTCCTGAGTCTGTATCTGCCAAAGGCGGAGAAGGCTACAAGAACACCAAGATGGTCACAGCCCATCCTGACAACAACAGCGCCCCCACAGGCGAGGTCAAGTTAGGTAATGGCGGTGGTTACAAAAAAGGCGGTGCAACAAAAAAGCACTACGCTACGGGGGGAGCTGTTAATAACAGCGGTCACGCCGTAGCAATGCCTGCGAAAAAGCCATCTGCTCCTGTCAGCAATGATCGTCAATCTGGCACCTTTAAAAAGGGTGGCAGTGTGACACCAGCCCAGAAGAAAGAGCAATCTGCCTTCAAGGCTGAGAACGCAACAGCGATGAAGCAAGCGAAAGCCCAGAGCAACCTGAAGTATCAAGATGGCGGGAAAGTAACTGACCTATCCAAAGGCGCTTACGACAAATCAATCGGCCCAAGCGAGAGTGATATGGACATGGCTAAAACCATCCGTAGCATTCCTAGCAAGCTGTATGAGGGTGCTAAGAGCCTGTTTACTAGCAAGGACAAGCCTTCTGGCTCTGTCACCAAGACTGAAAAGTCCGTGACAGTAACCCCTGCAAAGAAACGTGGTGGATCAGTAAAGTGCTGAACCTAAGTGGGGGCTTCGGCTCCCACTTTTAATTGGAGATTTAAATGTCAACATTGACGAATGTATTTTCGGAACACAGAGATACAACGGGCGTAATTTACGCTGGTGCAACGAATCTTGCTGGGTATCAGTTATTGACTGGCGGTACTGCTGGTGAAATTGTGTTTCGCGACGGCGGTGCATCTGGCACTGTTCGCTTGAGAGTGAACATCTCTGCTACGCCAACTAATCCCTTTTCGACGCTGTTGCCCGGCAACGGGATCCGCTTCACAACAAACATCCATGTCACCTTGCCTGCTAGTGCGGCTGTGACTATTTTCTGCGGCTAATCATGCCAAGCAAATCCGCCGCCCAACACAAGCTGATGCAAATTGCCGCTCACACAAAGGGTGGCTTTGGTGGTGTCCCTCAGAAGGTCGGCAAAGAGTTTGCCAAGGCTGACAAGGGTAAAGAATTTAAAGAAGGTGGTCTGTATGCCAACATTCATGCAAAACGTGAAAGAATCGCTGAAGGCTCTGGGGAGAAAATGCGCAGAGTTGGTAGCGAAGGTGCGCCAACGGCTAAAGCCTTCAAGCAATCCGCCAGAACAGCCAAAATGAAGGACGGAGGGGTCAGCCTCTCCATTGGTCGCGGTGAGAAGCTACCTGCCGACAAGGGCGCTGGTTTGACAGCCAAAGGTCGTGCCAAGTACAACCGTGAAACAGGATCAAATTTAAAGGCTCCACAACCCCAAGGAGGCTCCCGCAGAGACTCGTTTTGCGCGAGAATGGAGCCTATAGCAGAAAAGAGCGAAAAGGGTAGTCGAGCTCGTGCATCAATGCAACGGTGGAACTGCCCAAGCTGGTAAGGAACAACAATGGCGTACTCGGATACATACGGTCAAACAGTCAATGTCCAAACCCTGATTGATCATGGTGCGAGACGTGCTGGCAAACTCGCAGAAGAGCTGACCTCTGAGCAACTTGTATCCGCTCGTCAGTCACTGAGCTTTTTGCTTCAAAACCTGATCAACATTGGAATACAGTATTTCGCCATCGATAAGATCGTTTTAGGCGTTTCTGCTAACAATTACATATACAACCTACCCGCTGGTGCAAACGACGCTCTAAACGTGCTCTATCGCAAGATGAGCCGCCCTGATTGCAGTTACTCAAGCTCCGCAGGTGGTACGGTTGCCAATGTTGGTGACAACGACGTAGACACGTTTTGCCAACAGACAAGCGCAAACGGCAACATTTCAGCCAATTTTGGGACAAACAATCCTATCTATGCTGGCTCCATCGGTATCTTGCCCTACGTGGCAGGTGGTGGAAGCGCTACGTGGACGCTAACCCTCGAATATTCGACAGACAACAGCACTTGGACGACGCTTGAGAGCCTCGGAACGGTGTCTGTGACGGATAACAAGTGGATTTGGACGGACATAAACCCGGGGCAAGCCGTCCAGTACTACCGCGTTCGTGCCTCTGGTGGTACGACCTTGGCTTTGCGTGAGTTCTACGTTGGAAATAATTCCACTGAGATCACCATGTCTCGCCTAAACCGCGATGACTACACAAACCTGCCAAACAAGAACTTCACAGCGAACCAGCCCTTCCAATTCTGGTTTGATCGCACAATTCCTTTGCCCTCGCTGTACTTGTGGCCCGTCCCTAGTGACCCATTCGTGCAGATCACGGTGTGGTACAGCAAGCAGATCATGGACGTGGGTGCTCTGACTGACGAGCTGTACATTCCAACGCGGTGGTACGAAGCCACCTTGATGATGCTGGCGCACAGGATGAGCCTAGAGTTGCCCGGCGTCGACATGGCGCGCATCCAATACCTTGAAGGCCAAGCCGAGAAGTACCTGAACATGGTTGAGCAGGAAGAGCGTGACAAGTCACCGATCTACTTTGCCCCTAACATCTCGGTGTACACAAGATAATGCCAGTCTTTCTTGACACCCGTGGGAATGCTACTTTATCGATAGCGATCTGTGATCGTTGCAAGATGAAGCGCGACCATGACCAGATGAGACCTGACCCGAACTTCCCCGGTCTCCAAGTCTGTGGGCAAGGCTGTGCCGATGAGAAAGATCCCTATAGACTTCCAGCCCGTAAAACTGAGAGAATAACGATCAGATTCCCACGTCCTGACGTGAGCGTTGCCGCCAATGACAACTTCATTGTTACTACGCAAAACGGTATCACTGGTGGTAGCTTCATCATCTCGACAGAGGGTAACACTCAGGATCCTGAGAACAACGGTAACCTAGACCAACTGAGCCCATAATATGTCCGCACAAGTAACGATTACCCAACTACCAACGGCTGGCGCGATTACGGGCACGGAGCTCGTACCTATTGTCCAAAATGGACAGACCGTACAGACCACGACAAGCGCCATTTCATCTTCGCCAAACCAAACTCAGACGTTCCTTACAAAGAACCAAGAGCCTACACTGGCTAACAGCCGATACCTGTCTACCAACTCAGGCATCACGTTAACTGATGGTGGTGCACAGTCTTTCTATCAAATCTCTCTGTCTGGAGCGGTTTCCCAATTAAATGCGCTTGGTGGTGGCATTGTTGTTAAGGACAGCTCTAGCACCTTGATTAACCGCTCCATAGCCACGTCAGGAGCTGGTTTAAGCGTTTCTAATGCCGATGGTACTGGTGGTAACCCAACGCTTGCCTTGAGTGGCGTAGCGGCTTCTGTAGCGGCTTTGTCTGGCAATGGTATGTTAGCCATGACTGGTGGTGGGACGACAGTGTCTCCACGGATTATGACTGGCGTTGCAAATCAGATCACCATCACAAATGGAGATGGAGCGTCTGGTGCGCCTATCTTTGGGATTGCGGACAACGCCCAGTTCCCCGGGACGGGCGCCGTCACCGTTCCCAACGGCACTACAGCTCAAAAACCTGCTGGTGCTAGTGGTCAGATCCGCTACAACACTGACTCCCAAGTCTTCGAGGGTTATGCAAATGGAGCTTGGAATAGCTTCACTTTGGCTGGTGGTGTTTCTAGCTTCAGCGCTGGTTCTACTGGTTTAGCGCCAGCAACAGCGACAACAGGCGTCGTTGTTTTGTCAGGCACACTAAATGTGTCAAGCGGTGGTACTGGTGCAAACACCCTGACTGGTTACGTCAAGGGTACTGGTACAACCCCAATGACCGCCAGCGCTACGATTCCTAGCACAGACATTACTGGCTTGGGAACAATGTCTACGCAGAATGCCTCTGCTGTTGCAATCACAGGCGGTACAGCCTCTGGTTTGACAATCACTGGTAGCACAATCAACAGCTCTGTAATTGGTGCGAGTAGTGCCGCGGCTGGAACGTTTACCAATGTGGCAATGACCACTGGAACGATCACCACCGCACCTACGACTGGCAATGACATTGTCAACAAAGACTATGCTGATGCTATTGCGTCTGGTATTAACTTCCACCAGTCTTGCCGTTTGGCAACAACTACAGCTCTAGCGGCTAATACGTACAACAACGGAGCTTCTGGTGTTGGTGCAACTTTAACTGCAAATGCAAACGGCGCTTTGAGCGTCGACAGCGTAGCTGTTGTTGTTGGCAATCGTATCTTGGTTAAGAACGAAGTTACGCAGGCAAACAATGGCGTGTACACGGTTACGCAGACTGGATCTGCTGGCGCTCCGTACATCCTTACTCGTGCTTCAGACTTTGATACCGCAGGCACAGGCGTAGACAAGATTGATGCTGGTGACTTCTTCCTGATCACAGCAGGTGCAACACAAGCCAATACGTCTTGGGTACAACAGACTCCACTACCTATTACTGTAGGTACAACAGCGATTGTCTTTGCACAGTTTGGCGCTCCTTTGGTCTATTCAGCAGGCACTGGTTTAACCGAGTCTCCTGCCTATACATTCAACATAGCCAACACTGCTGTGACAGCCGCAACCTACGGTTCTGCCTCGCAAGTACCAGTGTTTGCTGTTAATGCTCAAGGTCAGTTGACTTTGGTCACCAACACATCGATTGCTATCGCGGCTGGTGCTGTATCAGGCTTGGCGGCTTCAGCTACCACTGACACTACCAACGCATCCAATATCAGCTCAGGAACGCTAGGAACAGCTCGTTTGAGCGGCTCTTACACTGGTATCACTGGTGTGGGTACGCTGAGTGCTGGAACATGGAATGGTTCAACAATCGGAGTTGCCTACGGCGGTACAGGTTTAACAGCTACGCCTACCAATGGTCAGTTGGCTATTGGTAACGGAACAGGCTACACCCTAGCTAACCTGACAGCAGGAACAAACGTCAGCATCTCAAATAGTGCTGGTGGTATCACGATCTCTGCGACCCCTTCTTTTGGTGGTACGGTGACAAGTGTGGACATGAGTGTCCCGTCGTTCTTGTCAGTGTCTGGTAACCCCATCACAACTAGCGGTACTTTGGCTGTCACTTATTCTGGTACAGCCCTTCCAGTTGCCAATGGTGGCACGGGCGCTACAACGCTGGCAGGTTATTTGTTCGGTAACGGAACTTCAGCAGTAACAGCTTCGACCACGATCCCTAACACAGCGATCACTGGTCTAGGAACCATGTCCACGCAAAACGCTGGTACTGTAGCTATCACTGGTGGGACGATTAACGGTACATCGATTGGTGCAACAACTACATCAACTGGCGCATTTACAACATTGAATGCCACGACTGGCATCTTCGGCGGAACCTTTTAAGGAATAAACATGGCGGCTTCAGGCTTTACCCCAATATCGCTGTACTACAGCACAACAGCGGCGGCTGTCCCTACTTCTGGCAACCTTGCCAATGGAGAACTCGGCTTAAACATTGCTGACATGAAGCTGTACGCAAAGAACAGCGCAGGTACTGTTACTTTGTTGGCATCTTCAGGCGGTGCGGCTGGTACTGTCTCTAGCGTTGCAGTATCAGGCGGCACAACAGGCTTGACCACATCTGGTGGCCCAATCACCACGTCTGGAACTATCACACTTGCTGGTACATTGGCAACCACTAACGGCGGTACTAACCTAACATCATTCACATCAGGCGGTGTGGTTTACGCCTCAAGTACAAGTGCATTGGCTACTGGCTCTGCGCTTACTTTTGATGGGACTTACTTTGGTGTTGGTTTAGCAAACCCAAGCGGATTTTCATCAACAATTGTTTCTCAACGAACAACTGATGGTTTGACATTTACTGGTGCTCGTTTTGATGGGACAAACAATCCTCGTTTTGAAATTGGTCACGATAACAATGGCACATATTTAAATACGACTTCAAGTGCAGGTGGCTCATCCACTCAGATGAGGTTTAATATTGCCAGCACAGAACAAATGCGCCTAACCTCGACAGGTCTGGGTATTGGGACAAGTTCGCCAGCACAAAAGCTAAGTGTTGTCAGTTCGGCTGGAACGCCAGCTAGTTTTACAAGTACAGGGACTAGTGTCTTTCTTGCATTAGCAAATTCAGGCGCAACCACATTTATAGGCAATGATTCAACAAGTGGCTCATTTGTTATTCAAACCCCTGCAAGCAGTTACAGCACAAAATTCTCAGTTAGTAATGCTGGCGTAGTTTCTGACTCAAACGGAGCCCTCCGAGCCGTCCCACAGTCAGGCTCTTCCAAGACTAGCTCCTACACACTGGCTACCACCGATGTTGGTGAGTACATCTTGCTTGGCGCAAGCGGTGCGATTGTGATTCCTGATGCTACGTTTGCGGCTGGTGACGTTATCACCATCTTTAACAACACCGCCAGTACAGCAACAATCACATGCTCAATCACAACGGCGTACATTGCAGGCACATTCACTGACAAAGCCACGATGACCTTGGCGGCGGCAGGTGTAGCAACTGTACTGTTCATCACCAGCACCCTGTGTGTTGTTTCAGGAAATGTGACCTAATATGAGTTCAACACAGCAACTATTGTTAGGCGAAGGCGCAGGCGGTGGCCCAGCCAACTACATTGAAGATGTGTTTAGTAGTTGGATTTACACGGGTACAGATGCTACGCTGGCTATCCCCAATGGCATTGACTTGTCTACCAAAGGTGGGTTGGTTTGGATAAAAAACAGATCTACCAATTCATCTTTTGGAGGCAATCATCAGTTAGTTGATACTGTTAGGGGGCGTACAGCCACTAGTGGCAGTAGTATGCTTTCAACTAATAACGCTGACTCGTCCTCTGGTACTAATGGGTATGATGCTTCTACACAAGGCTTTAGTAGCTTTGACACTACTGGGTTTACAGTTAAATCATCGGGTGGTGAGGTGTATTCAGGCGCGTGTAACACATCTGGTGTTAGGTACACCTCATGGACATTCCGAGAGCAACCAAAGTTTTTTGATATTGTGACTTATACGGGGAATGGGGCGGCTGGGAGACAAATTTCTCATAACCTTGGGTCAACGCCGGGTTGTATTATTGTTAAAACAGCAACTGGCGGCAATGGATGGAATGTATGGCATAAAGATTTAGGCGACAGCAACGAATTGTTACTAAATTCTACGGCTGCGTCTACAAGTTTTGGGTATTTTGGAGGCGCTCCAACCTCAACAACCTTTACGGTAGATGGCGCTGTAGGAAATGGAACAAACACTAACGGTCAATTATTTGTAGCTTATATATTTGCTAATAACGCAGGAGGCTTTGGTGCGGCTGGTACAGACAATGTGATTACGTGTGGGTCGTTTAATACCGATTCAATTGGAATTGCAACTGTTACTTTGGGATACGAACCACAATGGTTGATGTTTAAAAAGACTAACGGCCCAAGTAACTGGACAATCAAAGATACTATGCGGGGGAGTCTGACGGCATCTATTTCAGGGCAGTCTGCGGTTAATCTTTCTGCTAATACCAATGGTGATGAAAGCACTAACGGAGATGTAAACGGCGTGAATGCAACTGCTACGGGGTTTTACTCAAACGGTAATGAAGTTAGCGGTTCGTCAACCTACGTCTACATAGCCATCCGCCGTGGCCCGATGAAAGTGCCAACTGCGGGTACAAGTGTGTACAGCCCTATTGTTTCATCCGCTTCTGATAACACCAAACTAACTACTGGATTTCCTGTTGATTTGCAATGGGCTGGTGTTCGTGCTGGTGATAGCGATAACATGACGGTTATTGACAGGCTAAGATCAACAAGCACAAATACAACACAATCAAACGGACGTTTTTTAGAAACATCACAAACAGTAGCAGAAAACAGTGGGTCAGGTTCTAGTAGAGCAAACTATTGGGATAACACAGGGTTTCGTATGCCGGGAGCATACTCGGGCGGCTCTATGGTGTTTTGGAACTTTGGACGTGCCCCTAGCTTCTTTGATGAGGTTTGCTATACAGGGACGGGAGCAAATCAAACATTACCGCATAACTTAGGAGTAGTACCTGAGTTAATGATTACAAAAAACAGAAGTAATTCATCAAATTGGCGTGTTTACGATGCTTTTAATGGCCCAACAAAACGTGGAAGTTTAAATGACTCACAACCATGGGACGTGCAAAGCACCATGTGGAACGATACTGCGCCCACATCAACTGTGTTTACTGTAGGAACTTCTAATAGCGCCTCCTCCCAAACCTACGTCATTTATTTGTTTGCAACTTGTGCGGGTGTTTCCAAAGTAGGCTCATACACAGGAACGGGCGCGTTACAAACTGTTAACTGCGGTTTTACATCGGGGGCAAGGTTTGTCCTCATCAAGCGAACCGACAGCACAGGCGGTTGGTATGTGTGGGATTCTGCCCGTGGCATTTCATCAGGCAATGACCCATATTTATTGGTAAACAGCACAGCCGGTGAAGTTACGGGTACAAACTACGTTGACACAACAAGCGTGGGCTTCCAAGTAACCGCCGCCGCACCAGCAGAAATTAACGCAAGCGGTGGCACATTTATCTTCTTGGCAATCGCATAAGGAAAAATCATGCAAATACGAATCAGATCAACAGGTCAAGTGCTTCTTCAGCACGAGTGGGAAAAGTGGGTTGCTCAGACTTACGCCAAGTCATTGAGTGGCATATCTGAAGAGGCTGTCAATCGCTTTGAGTCAGACATTGTGTTTGAAGGCCCACAAGCCACAGGCGGCACTGTCTACCAATACTCACAGCAAGACGGCGTTGAACAAGTTGACGGCAAGTGGTACACCAAGTACATCCTTGGCCCAGTGTTCACAGACACGCCAGCCACAGACTTCCAGCCTGCCAAAACAGCCGCTGAGAACGAAGCTGACTACCGTGCGATGAAAGACGCAGAACAAGCCGCAAATGTACGCAGACAGCGTACTGAAATGCTTAAAGATTGCGACTGGGTGGTGACTAAAGCTATAGACCAAAATGCTCAGGACAGCCTTGGCATTCAGATTCCTGTGGTCTGGGTTACATACCGTCAAGCCTTGCGCGACATCACTGCGCAGTCTGGTTTCCCTTGGACAATCACTTGGCCTACACAGCCTTAAAGGAAAATATGTTTATAACTTGGAACATCTCACAGCTTGATCGTAAAACAGCCGATGGTTTCGTGACCACTGCTCACTGGCAAGCAACAGCCGTAGATGGCGAGCATACAGCCTCTATCTACTCAACTTGCTCATGGGCTGACGGTACGCCTACCATTGCTTATGCTAACTTGACTGAAGCCACAGTGCTGGGTTGGATCTGGTCAAATGGCGTAGACAAGACGGCGACTGAAGCCGCATTGATGGCTCAGATCAACGAAAAGAAACAGCCTAAAATATCAACGGGAACACCTTGGAGCAACTAATGAAACTGCAACTGCCAATTGAAACAGCAAACCAACTTTTGGGTTACTTGGGTACGCGCCCTTACCAAGAAGTCTTCCAACTAATCCAAGCAATTCAGGAAGCCGCAAAGCCTCCAGAGCCAAAGGCTGAAGATGGAAACGGTGGAGACTAAGCTTGCTGTCAAAAAAGGGCCAGTCTCTTTTGTAGGCAAACCATACACCAAAGAATTGGTGAGTGAGTACATTGCTTACAACCCAGAGACTGGTGCTTTTACACGCCTAAAAACATCTGGAACCAAAAAAGCTGGTGATCCAGTTGGTTTTGCTAATGGTGGGTATTTGCAAATAAGTGCTTGTGGAAAAGTAGTTAGAGGTCATCGACTTGCTTGGTTCTTAACCTATGGGCGTTTCCCAACAACGATTGATCACATCAATGGCAATGGACTTGACAATAGGTTGATCAACCTGCGTGAAGTAACGCAACAACAGAACATTCATAACCACAGAAAACCGCCGAGGCATAACACTTCGGGCTATCTTGGTGTTTCGTACTTTAAGGCTGGAAATAAGTTTTCAGCACACATAAATCTTGATGGGAAGAAAAAACACCTTGGGTACTTTGTTGACCCAGAGGTTGCTCATCAAGCGTATTTAACAGCCAAACGAGAGCTTCATTCAACATGCTCGATATAAAAATGGTCACTGAGACGGAGGCTAAATTGTTGGCTCATGAGCAGATTTGCCTTGAACGCTACAACAGCATAGATCGCTCTTTGCGTGATGGGGACAAGCGCATGACAAAGATCGAGTACCTCTTGTATGGGGTGATCGTGTGCGTGTTGTTTGGGCCGGGCGTTGCAGGCGAACTCGTCAAAA